ACAGATCTTAAAACTGTGGCCACCCCAGGAACATTTGCTCAGTTTTACTAAGGAAAAATATGGCTTGGTATAATCCCAAGGATTGGTTTGCGGACCGAGTTGAAAAATTAAATCCTGCCCAAGAAATTATTGCCCGTCAAGAAGGCAGTTTTATTGGTAGTACCTATAACATTAATTATAGTACTGCTTTTGAAAACTTAGAGTCAGTAAATCGCGGTGTTAGCATGATTGTTAACGGATGCGCAGGACTTGACTACGACATAAAAGACAAGAAAACCGAGGCTGTAGTTAATGGTATGAGACAAAAGTCTTTGGCTACTTTACTAAACTACACACCTAACCCTTTTCAGTCTATACAAGAATTTCGTGCTAATATATTTACTGACTTTTTGCTAGAAGGTAATATATTTATCTACTATGACGGTGTGCACCTTTATCACCTGCCAGCCAGCCGTGTAATAGTAGACACAGACACAAAGACCTTTGTTAAGGCATACAGATACAACGCAGAACAGCTATTTAAACCTGACGAAATAATCCATATAAAAGACCTAAACTCTAGATCTATTTATAGAGGTACCAGCCGCTTAGTATCAGCAGACCGCAATATTAAGATTCTTTACAAAATGCAAACCTTTCAAGAGCAGTTCTTTGAAAATGGTGCAATAAGTGGTTTAATATTTACTTCTGATAACACACTAAGTCAAGTAGCAAAAGACAAAACAATTGCCTACTGGTCACAAAGATACAGTCCTAAGAATGGTGCTAAAAAGCCAATGATCTTAGACTCTGGATTAAAACCAGTAACAAACTTATCAGAATCATTCCAAGAAATGGATTTTGATCAAAGCATAAAAACACATGACGTAAAGATTTTAAAATCTCTAGGTGTACCACCTATTTTATTAGACGGTGGAAATAATGCAAACATAAGTCCAAACCTAAGATTATTTTACCTAGAAACAATCTTACCAATTCTGCACAAATACACAAGCGCATTAGAGCGGTACTTTGGTTATGATATTGAACCTATAACTGGAACAGTAAGTGCGCTGCAACCAGACTTAAAAGATGTAGCCAGTTATCACGCCACACTAGTTAATGCGGGTATTCTAACACCGAATGAAGCTAGAGTGGAACTAAGATACGAACCTAAACCTGGGAACGATGACCTAAGAATACCAGCTAACATTGCCGGATCTGCGTCAAACCCTAGCGTAGGAGGGGCTCCTCCAAAAGATGCTAACGCAAAGGAATCACAATGAAACAAAAAGTACTATATTTAAATAGTACTTTACCCATAGAAGTTAAAGAATTACCCCAAGTAGAAGCAAGCCAGAGTATTTATATCGAAGGATACGCAAGTACCTGTGACATAGATCGTACTGGCGACGTAGTTTCCATAGAAGTATGGAAAACTGCTATGGATAATTATTTGAAGAATCCAGTTATCCTAGCCTATCATGACCATGACAATCCAGTAGGAAGAATGGTTGATTATAGAGTAGATAATAAGGGTTTGTGGGTAAAGGCCCGAATTTCCGCAGCAGCCGAAGTATACAATCTTGTAAAAGATTCTGTACTAACTGCATTTTCCATAGGATTTAAAGTCGAAGACGCTGAGTATGATGCAGAGTCCGAGATTTTTATGATTAAAGCCATAGAACTAGTTGAGATCTCAGTAGTTTCTATACCCTGCAATCAAAACACTGTTTTCAGTTTAGCTAAAGCGTTTGATAACGCCGAAGATTATTCAATATTTAAAAAGCAATTTACAAAAGCAACCGAGAAAATCACAGTTGCTGAAGTAGAAAGTACAACCAAAAAGGAATGGATTATGTCTCCAGAAGAAATCAAACAAATGCTCGAAGCCGCAACAAAGCAAGCCGCCGAGCAAGCAACTAAGGCTCTACTAGACAAGCAAGAGCAGGAACAAAAAGAAAAGGCTGCTAAGCAGCAAGCCGAAGACGAGCTAAACAACCGCGTAGAAAAGGCTGTTGCTGCCCGTGTTCAAACTCTAGACACCGGTGCTGAGCGTCTACTAGCTGACGTTACAAAGCGCATCGAGTCAGAGACTGGCAACGCCCTAGAGGGTCTAAATGCCGTCATCAAGGAAAAGGCTGAAGAACTAGCCAAGATCCAGAAGTCAAAGATGAACTTCACCGACAAGGCTGATGGTAACGAAGTCGGCTATGCTGACCGTGAAACAGCTGTTCTACTAGGCAAGATCACAGGCAAGGGTATCGAAGGTACTAACTACGGTCGTAACCTAGTTGAGAAGGCCGGTGCTCACTTTGGCGGTACCTATAACGTTAACGGTGTAACAGCTACTAGTATCTGGGAAACAGAAGTTTCCTTAAACATGGAAAACGAAATTCGTCGTCGTTTAGTTGTTGCTCCAACAATGCGTTCTGTTGCTATGCAAACAAACGTAATGACAATTCCTCTAAATCCAGAAGCTGGCGACGCCACTTGGGTTACAAACGCACAGTTTGGTTCAGACACCTCCTCAGGTGCTGCTGCTGTTCACACACTAAGCAACATCACACTATCAGCCTTCAAGGTTGCTACACGTGAGTATATGGCCTACGAAGAAGAAGAAGATTCACTAATCGTTCTACTTCCAATCGTTCGCGATGCTATGCTACGTCGTACAGCTCGTTCAATTGATCGTGCTTTCCTACGTGGTGCTGGATCTGGTTCAGATCCTGTTAAGGGTCTAGCTGCTTATGCTACTGCTGCTGCTCAAACAGCAACAGTTACTACTTCCGCAGCTGTTACCGTAGCTTCACTACGTGGTCTACGTGCTAAGCTAGGTGGCTGGGGTCTTGACCCACAGGAACTAGTTTTCCTAGTTTCAACCGAAGCTTATTACGATCTACTAGAAGATACAAGCTTCCAAGCTATGAACCAAGTCGGTCCTTTAGCTACTCTAATGACTGGTCAAATCGGTCAGATTGGTGGCACACCAGTTCTAGTATCCGACCAGTTTGCTGCTAAGGCTACTACAGTTCCTACAGCTCTTTGCTACAATCCTGCTAACTACATCATTGGTAACCAGCGCGGTCTACGTGTTGACACCCAAGAGCTAGTTGAGACACAGCGCAGAGTTCTAGTTGCTTCACTACGTGTTGGCATGACACAAATTTCACCTAACATTGGTGGTGTTGCTAACCCAGGCGTAGCTAAGCTAAGCTGGCTATAATATCTAGTTTAACTGACTAGTAAGATAAGGGCTTCGGCCCTTATCTTTTATTAACATATACCGTATGTTAATAAAAGATACAAAGGAATTCCAATGGCATTAGATCTAGTAACTCGCTCAGAATATAAAACCTATGCAGGTATCAGCAGCACTACTCAAGATGCTGAGATTTCCGCATTAATAACAAAGGTAAGCGCCTTTGTTAAGACCTTTTGCCGTCAGAGCTTTCTAGACTACGTGGACGAGTCCAAAGTAGAAACCTTTAACGGTGGTGGATTTGATACTTACTACTTAAAAGAGTACCCCATCATTTCTGTAAACAGTCTTGAGTACAGCACAAACTATGGTCAGAGCTTTACAGCCGCGGTTCTATACACCGACTGGGTTTATGACCCTAGTGCTATAGCTGTTCGTTCACTATGGCCAACAGGCTTTACTAATTACATTAATGGGTATAGAGTCAGCTACAATTGCGGCTATCCCGACGGAGTGCCTGAAGACTTAAAGCTAGCAGTAATGGATCTGATCACCTACTATCGCAAAAATGATTCCGCAGTTCATACGCACAACAATAACGTAAATCCTAATACTCTGCAAACTACCTACATTAGCAGCAGCAACCTGCCCGCACACATTCAACGTGTATTAGTTCAGTATCAAGTGGATTATACATGAGTGCAGCAGAAGGCAGCAAAGAGCTAAAAAAGCAGTTGAAAGCCGCACTTGCCAAAAGTAATGCGTATCAGGCTTTAAAGAAAAATTATAGAGAAAAGCTAAATACTGAAAACCTGCACATATTAGATATAAGTGAGAGTGTGTTAAGTATTAATGCAACT